TAGAGCCATATCAACTTCTAGTGCTCCTTGGTCTCCAGCCATATTTCCGTTTGCAGCTACGGTGATTCTGCAAGCGTTAGTATCGTCGGTGTTTCTGATAAGCAAAGAAATGTTCTCATCGCTCCGTCCGTAAACTACGGTTTGTGAGGCAGCGCCAGCCACGGCTACTGCCACGGCTCCTGCGTTACGTTTTGATTGAATTAAAGTTACATCAGCCATTATTAAGTCCTCCTATTAAATTGTAGATTCAGCAGCGGTGGTCAGAGTTAAAGCAACAAGTTCTTTTGGTTTTACAGTCTTGCTACCAAATACGTGGAGTCCTTTACAAGCATCAGAGAAAGCGCCTTCAGGCATATACTTAACAGTTTTCATAATTTGTTCAGCATAGGCTACGGATTCTTTCGTACGCATCATGCAGTAAGTCAAGTCGATTGCTGCCGAAGTGTAAGTGTTGCTCAAGTTATTAGACATTGAAACTTCCAAGCCCAAAGTAGGTGCAAATCCACCAGCTTTCATAACTTCGCCATTATCTGTGAATACGATTCCTGCCAATACAATCTTTTGCAAGATGTACGGGGAAACATCAAGGAATACTTTAGAACTTGGGCTTACGTTATTAGCATACAATGCAGTCTTAGCTTGCATCAAAGTGCTAAATACATTTGCTGAAGTCAAAGCTGCTTCGGTGATAGTATTTCCGGCATCAACGTATCTAGCTGCGATATTTTGCTCAGCCAAATCCTTCAGGCCAATAGCCGCTTTTCTCATACCTTCAGCAATCAAGTCGCCTTGAGTTTGTTTAGCATCAACAGCATCAAGATAGAAGGCAAAGTAGTTAGCTTCTGTGATTTCCAGCATTCTGCTTTCATCTTGCAAATCTTCAGGTGTGATTGAAGTGCTGTTAGGAGTGTAAGCTGCGATGGTAGGTGAAGCAATAGAGTTAATTTTAACTTTAGAGCCTTTACCAGAAATCTGACCACTCCACTCGGTAGTACATTCTTTCACCAACATATGCTCTTTATCAAGTTCTTTAAGAATTTTAGCTTCCCATAATACCGGGTTAAAGTTTTGTACGGACATAATTATTTCTCCTTTGAGTTATTAAAGAGAAATCAACTATTTGAATATTCCAGCTTTCTCAGCCTTCGCAAAGTTCTCAGGGTTCGCAATCCACTCTCTCTGTTTACTTTCGGTCATTTGACTCAATAGTTTTTCGATGCCATCCGCAGTCAAAGGTGTATCTTCGGCTTTACTGTTCTTATTAACAGGGCCGGGAGAGGAATTTGCGTTCTTACTAAGTTTATCTATTGTTGCCTGCTCGGTTGTTGACCTTAGGTTAGTAAGGGAATTTTCCATGTACGCTTCCCGTAAAGACATTCCGGTATTAACGGAATCCCAAACGGATTGCGGAATACTCTTAGCGTCAAGTGCTTCTGGGTAAACGCCTTTACTTACCATGCTATCATGCCAATCGAGGAAGTCTGAAAACTCTTTAGTTGATTTATCTTTCTCGTCTTTCTGCGCCAGTTGTTCTTTGATTTTGTCTACTTCTAAAAGTTTCTCTGCATATTCTTTCGGTATATTTTTGCTGATAAGATCGTTAAGTTTACGTTCCTCTTCTTCTTTATTCAATGCAGTTAGGAACGTATCAGTATCGTTGAAACCATTCTTATCTCGGAAACCCTTTGCCCACCTTAAAAGAGGATTATTGTTAGCTTCTTCTAACTTGCCGATAACCTTATCATAGTTCATGCCTTTTTGTGCAAGAACCTTGGCTTCGTCAAAGGAAAGTTCTTTTTCCTCACCATTGTAGGTAATCATCAGACGGTCAATAATTTCTTCGGACGTTTCCTCGCTTTGTTCTTCCTGCTCAGTTTCATCGCTTTCAATTTGTGTATCGTCGGATTCAACTGGTTCTTCAATTACTTCTTCTACTACTTCTTCAACATCTGGTGTGATGTTATCAATCATACGTATCTCCTTCTAGCCTTGGTATAGGCTTAAACACTTATTACTATTGGGAAGCTAATTGTCGTAACGCTTCCTTTGCTTCGTCTTCAGGCATAGCTCCGATTGCTTGTTGCTGTTCCGGTGGCAAACTTTGGTAGATTTGCGTTAGAACATCATCATCATTCGGTTGTGCCTGTTCTGTCGGTGGTTCTTGTGCCGGTTGTGCCTGTGTTTGTTGCTCGGCTTCAAGTTGAGCTTCAGCCTTATCTTGCGTAGCTCTCATTTCCTCAATCAACTTTTGTTGCTCAGGAATCAAGCCATGAGGTTGTCTTTCCATATATTGAAGGGGAGTTATAATCCCAAGTTCAATCGAAGTATCTAGTGTTTCTTTAGTAAGCATTTCCGACCATTGGTTAGTCGCCCCAACGTCTATCTTAGTTTTTAAATATAAGTCTTTGTAGTCTGTTCCTTTAAACTCGGACTCATTTCCGTCTTCATCGTAAACCTTACGAGTGGTATTATATTTAGTTTTGTAGAAGTCTAACCAAATTAAGGCTACATCTTCAACATACTGCAAAAATCTGCGATAAATGCTTTCAAGTGGTACTCCTGCTGCACGTCTCTGAGCAATCAAAGCTGAAGTATTCTCTGCTCTACTTACACCAAGTACGTTATCGTTGACTCCCTTAAATTCACGAGTTAAGGTGATAGCATTATTGATTGATTTATCAACGTCAATACTCATCTCGGCAGGTTGCTTATATGCCATGACATTCGCTATATTATCACTTGGATTTCCACGTACAGGGATTATACCACCGATTGTATTGCTTACTCCGTCAATAACTGTTTTATTGAATAATAGCTTAGGCATACCTTGTAGCGTAGCATGGAGTTGTTGCATAGCTAGCATTTTGTTTACGTGTTGTTGGTTCTTTATTATATAAGTTATCTCGGCTGTACCGTAAGCAAAGCGCTTGCGAATCTTCCAGTTCATCTTGGCTAAAGGGTAGCCTTCAAGTTCAGTGTCGGTAGCTTCTTTCAATACAATGTTGTCAGTAGTTTTAGAACACCAAACCGTTCCGTTTTGTTTCCAGTATTTCAAAAGAATAGTTTGTAATCCGCTAGCGCCATTATCTGGTGCTTGTTCATTCTGCGCCTTGTCATAGCCTTCATAGATTTGTTCTTCATCACCACGGATTGTATCTATTTTTTCTTCTGGTATTCCTGCATTCTTTGCCATAGCTCTTACTTGTTTAACAGTTTTACGTGAACTGATAATAATCCAATCTTGTGCTTGGATTGAGACTTCGTTCGGATTAGCCATGTAAAGATTTATTGAATCAATAATTTCGCCATCAAAGTCGCCCTTAGTTTTATGCTTATTGCCAGCCTTAATATCAGAATCCCAATACCAATGCGTTATTCCTGCGCCTGAAATGGAAGCATCAAGGAGCATCTCCTCGTTCTTGTTGTCCATCTTCAAACGTTCCCAGTTTTTCTGGTCTGAAAGGTTTATTACTTTAACGCCTTCGATGACTTCCTCGTCGCCAGCCATCTCACTTACTTCATCAGGCTTACGATAAATAGATATATGGTCTGCCATAATTGTAGAAACTTTTACGTCTACAAGTTGCTCAATAAAGTTAAAAACCGGTGTAGGAAGGTTGCCAGACTTAACACCACGCCACTGGTCTCCTGCATAATATGCTTCGTTCTGCGCTATAATCTCATACATATTCTCGGAAGATTTATAATCACGAGCGTTCTCGTATTGCTTCCATATATCTATTGGATCAATCTTCTTTTCTGTATCGGACTCGCTTTTATAATCCATCGTTCATACCTCCGAAACTATTTATATTCCCAAACGCTGCATTATATTCTTCGACTTGTTCTTCGTATCGCTTCATTAGTTTTTCTTTACGCTCACGTTCTTCTTTGGAAACAGGCATTGAAATGTTGATTCGCCCCTTTCCTGCTATGAATCCAACTACTGTACTCATGGCACACGCAAGCACCGTTAGTAATATTAAAATAAAGGTGGTCATATTTTACCTCCTACTGTCTATTATAACACATATTGTTAGTAAAGGCAAACTATTTCTAAAAACCGTAGTTCATAAAAGTGTCATCTGCCCAGTTATCAGAATCTTTCCGGTTCTGTTTACCCATGAATTCATCAAAGGTGTCAATTTGCGTGTTTTCTACGTTTGCGTAGTAGAATATCATCTTATTTAAGGCTTGACTCATAGCGTCTACTTGGTCGTCATTCTTACCGTTAGGGAACTTAGCGCATTCTTCTACGAAGTCGTATGTAAAGTCTGCACCCTCCGGTAGATATACGTTTCCGGAGCTAACGAAAGGCTCAATCGCCATAACTCTAGCTACTTTACCACCAGTGCTACGGTCTGCTTTGACTGGAATAAATCCACCTATACTTTGGTTAAGCATATTGATAATTGCAGGGCCGTTAGCCTTATCTTCCACGAATTTAGCGGTGATGCCAGGATACTTTCCTAGCAAAAGTTTGATAGTACGCAAAGTTTCGGTAAAACTCATTTGTTTAGTAATGTTGTCTATGAGATACACCTGAGCTTGCTTTTTACCCCATATCTGAATGGAACATTTATCCGTTCCAGTGGTATCTTTGAACGTAGCATCAACGGACATTACCATAAGTGGCATAGTCCTTATGAACTCCGGGCGACTCTTGTAGTATCTCCAGTATGCTTTCCTTAAAATATCGCCTTTAGCGTCAGAAGGCATACCTTGGTATAGGGCGTTCCATGAACGTTGCCCACCATTCGGATCTGCTAGATAAGAACGCTTGTACTTTTCTGCCCACTTTGTATCTTTTCCAATTTCAGGGAACAAACCTTCGCCAACTTTTCTTCCGATAATGTCATTCTCCATAGCTATACAAGGAATGTTTATCACTTTGCATGAAAGTTCTGGATTGGCTATAATTCTGCCAGCTAAATCATCTTCGTGCCACCTAGTTTGTATGAGTATTATTTTTGCGTTAGCTGAAAGTCTGGAACGTATAGACATCTGAAACTCTTGCCAAACGGTGTTGCGTGTGGTTTCGGAATAAGCGTCAACGTACCCTTTGATAGGATCATCAATCACCACTAAGTCGGCAGGCCTACCTGTAATACCAGACCTAATACCTCTTGAAAGGATTGAACCTCCGTTAGCTAACCTTAACGTATCAGCAGTCTTACGTGTAATCTTAACGTCAAACACATTAAACTCTTCAACCTTGCGTATGTTATCTGCGTTAAACTCATTAGCTAAGTCGTCATTGTACCCTGCGATAATAACACGTTGTCCTTGAGAAGCTACAAATGCTGGTAAGGTTTTTGTTACTGTCTCTGTTTTGCCATGCTGAGGTGGAAGTGAGAATATAAGTATATCTTCTTCAAGTTTACCATCAAGGACTTCTTGAATTTCGTTGATGATATATCTAATGTGATTTCCGAGAATTAACGTAGGATTTGTATAAAGAAAATACGCAAGGTAACTTTCCTTAGCCTTACGTTTAGCTTGTTCTTCTAAGAGTTCTAACTTCTCAAGTTGTTCATCTCTTTTACGTGGTCTACCAATTTTGCTCATTCCAGTAATCCTCCTGCATCTTCTTTAAGAAGCGAACCTTTCTGTCGCAGTCCTCAATCTTCTCCATCTTCAATAATTTCGTAAATGGCTTCGACTTCGGAGTTATCTTCAATGCCCATTCCGCTGTTGCAAGTTTCCCTTGCCACGCAATCAAGTCGGGGTGCGTTTTGTTCATTATCAATCATCTCCAATCGCTTAATTCTGCTATCAATTTCTTCCTGCGACATACTTGAAAGTTTATGTTCAACTTCGATAACTTGCTTATCGTTATATCCCATGTTTTTGCCATAAAAGATTGAGGTTGCACCGCCTTCGCCTTCAATCCAGTTTTCTTCAAGTGTCATTTCGATTATCTGACGGAACTTTCCAAGAGAAGGCGCAAATTCTTCCTGCCTACTTTTGATTGACATTACATCCCTAGACACGCCGCAAAATAAAGATAATCCGGCAAGTGTAGGTGGCTTACCTGTCGTATCAAGGTAGTCGAGATATTCCATAATCTTGCGAAGAAAGTATTCTTGGCTTACTCCGTCTATGCCATCACGTTCTGGCAATTTCTTTATCTCGTTGAATATTTGCCTAGCCATTTTCGTCTTAGGTGAATAACGGCTAACTGACTCCTTGAAAGGCATTAGCGTTCCTCCCCACTATAAAGGTCGGAAACGCGGATAGCAAACCACTGACCGTCGTAGCTTTCAACGTTGATAGTGTCCATCACTTTGTCAAACTCTACGCAAAAAACGTCAAGGCTTTCTCGTTGTTCTTCGATTGCTTCTATAAGTCTTTCACTGAACTCTTTGCATTTCATATTATCCTCCTAAAGTATAGTAGTTACTTTCCTTTTGTTGCCATTAAGCACTAATTTCGGTGGTGATGTACTTGCAGGACTGAATCCGTATTCTTCACCATAGCCGCCAAAGCCAAGCCAAGCGTTCGTGTTGATAAAAGTTTGCTCATGCTCGGATATGCTACGATTGCGGTAATCAACTCTGTATCTTGCGTTCTTGAAAATCGCAGGAACGTGGGTATGAGAATGTACGAAAACATCTGCATCAATAACTGAAGCCATATCTTCAAGTCGGTTCATCTTCGAGCCAACCTTTTTGCCACCACCTGCACCATGTTTGCCATAAATCGAGTACACTGTCTGTCGGCAATCTCTGCCTTTATTCTGGCCAAGGCTGATGTATAATAACCATGCGCCAGATGTATAAACCATTTCGGCTCCCTCTTTGCTGAAAAGCATATTAGCGAGTTGTTCCATCGGCTTAATTCCTGCCTGCTTATAAGAACGCATCTCATGGTTTCCTTCGTCGATAACAAGGATACGGTCCTTGATTGGTAGCAGAAGATCATAAACCTCATCGAGTTGACCTTGGGGATTCGTGGTTTCGGTATAAGTATCACTCACCGACTGGCATAAAGCATTATTGATTAAGTCGCCATTACATATTACGTAGACGTTAGGACGGCTGGCAATACTTTCGATGTGCTTTCGTATCTGATTCTGCTTACAAAAGGCATCACCGATATGTGTGTCTGAAAGGAACTCGATTTCTACTTCTGAAAGTTCTTTGCTTAAATAGTGGGTTATTACTTGCAAGTTAAGTCCTCCTTGTTCATACAGTCCACGTCGTACACGCTATCAAAGAAACGCACTGGGATTCGGTTGTCTGTCGCATACTTAATCTCGATTGCGCAACCAGGCGATTTACCAAAGGCCCAAACCTCGTCGGATATATCTATCAAAGTTCGGCATACTTCCATTATTGAGTCTCGGTGTATTGCGTCTACGTAACCTCCGTTGCCAAATAAAGCTAAGGGGTTAATCGGAAGGTAGCCAAGCGCTATTATACTTTCGGTGATAAACCCTGCTTCAAGGCAGTTGATACTCTCGGCTCCAGCAAAAGGGTGGCTGATAAAGATTTTAGTCATAAGGGAAAGTCCTCCGTTTCTAAGTACAGTATACCACGTATTTAGGAAAAAGCAAAATGTGGCGGAGATATTGATTTCTGCAAAGTATAATTTTAAAAAATATCGGAGAGTGCAGTTTACCCCCCTACCCCTCCCTGCTCAAAGACGCCTACCCCCCCTGCCTTCCCGCTTTCCCCCCTTCCACCTTATCAGACGCACCTACGAGTTACGTCCCCCCTCTCATTTTAACGTCCCCCTGCTGCACCCCTGCCACGATAGAGTAGGACTTTCCCTTTTTCCGCCTTAACCTTGCGTTGGTGGACCAACCCTGCCACGATGGTAACACCTTCCCCCTTCCCCCTTCCCATGCAATCGTTGCGACGTTCCCCTCTAATGGACTAGAACGTGCCTGCCTATACAAGTACCCTAGCCTGACCTTCTCTGACCTTCAGCGGCTATCCTGCTGTGTCTGAGGGGCATTCCCGACGTTGGTTGCGGGTCTCTTCTATTATAAGGGAAGGAAGTCTTCACTTTCGTTGCAAGTTTATTTAATTATTTGCATAAAAGGGGTTGACTCTCCTGCTGCACGTGATATTATTAGG